TCTCGTGGCATCGCGTGAGGCTGTTCAAAGTAAACGGGTGTGGTGGTAATAAAAGGTTCCATTGTATTAAACAAAGCGAAAAGAAACTAAAAAAGCTGCACCTAAAAAGAAGAAATAACTTTTTTGCGGTGACATACGTTAATCGCTCTCACCAATTAAAACAATACATGCTGTATTACTAAGACAGTGAGAGCGGTTAAACAAAAGATTAAAAGGGAATGAATATGAGTAGTAATTTAATGACCGAAGAACAGTGGCTTGAAAAGTACAAGGCTACCTTAAAAAAATCCGACCTATCAGAACGTTTGAACGAATCAAAAGACGAGCGTATCAACCGGATTACCTCAGACCCTAAACCTCAGTGGAGAGCGGACGCACCTAAAGACTACCCCACCACTGAAAAACATTTTATTATTGTGGTGGATGCGGACGAAGCTAACGCCTCCATGCCCGAAGCTGATCTACTCTACCAAACACCGCACAAAGTCGGCGGAGTGTTGGTGAGTGACAGGCTCGAAGTACCTAAAGGCTGGATTAAAAAACCTGCCAATGGTACGAGTATTGAAACGATTAAAAAAGAATACCCTGCGCTTTATGAAGTAATGAACGACAAGGGTAATTTAAAATTTTAAAGAGGACACCATGAGCAGACAGCTAAAAAAGAAACGCAACAAACACCGCCACACACCAAGACACAAAGACCCCGCTTTTCAACACACGATTGACTTAATGGCTGCCGACTCCATGCTCACCATGAAAGAACTCGAAGAGTTGAACCTAAATTCTCAAATTGCTCAAGGTGAAGAGAAAAAAGAAATGCAAAAAGACGAACACAACCGTCTTATAATCGATAATTTTTTAGTGACAGGTGAGAACATCACGCGAGTTGACTCACTCAATGGCCATTGGTTATTTAAAGACGAAAGACTTGAGCGCCACCTTGATCTTGTAAAGGCGGCCATCAATGAATTTGACGATGACTTTTTTACCAGTGACGACGGCGTTTCAATCCGAAACCTTAGACGCGATAAAAAAGGCAGAGTTTGGGGCAATGATGCGAGCATTTTAAATCTTTGCTATTTGGCATTGGCTACCGGCATGGCGGAGTGGACTTACTCACGTAAAGAATGGGCGGCATTGCCCGATGGTCTACCGTATATTCGTTTTAAAACACATTATAAAATTGAGAAGGGGAATTAATTATGAAAAAAGCAGAACACGATTTACTTGGTGAAGAACCTACTAAACCAGTAGTAAAAACAAAAGTTAAAGCAGAAAAAGTCGCAATCGAAGCAAGAATCAATATGCCAAAACTTGGAGATCACGTACTATTCCGCAAAGCGGAAAACGGCGACGTAGTTGATCACCTTGCAATCGTGATGAGCAACCCACAAAGCTCGACTTCACTCAGCTTAAACGTATTTAAACAGGGTTATATGGACTTTGTGAAGAGTGCGCCGTTTAGTGAAGAAAAAATACCCCACACATGGGGTTTTCTTTGACGCTAATTAGATTTTAGTATAAATGTAAATTCGATCTATGAACACCACAAAACCTGATCTCTTACCTTATCAACTTACGGCAGTGGAATGGCTTAAAAACCATAATAACCGCTTACTGGCCCTTGACATGGGACTTGGTAAAACTGCCATTGCAATTACAGCCGCAGAACAACTGGGCTTAAAAACTTGGCTTGTCATTGGTCCGGCTATTTCTCGCCTCACATGGGCGAGAGAAATCAAGAAGTGGGCGGCGTTCCCTCATGTCGTCAACGTAATGAGCACGAGCAATGACAAGCCGAAGTTAAACGCGATCAACATTTGCAGCTATAACTACATAGTGCGAAACATTCTCAACTTCAAAGGGCTGAAGTTTGACGTCATGATCGCAGACGAAAGCCACTACTTAAAAAACAACACGACGAAAAGAACACAAAACATTTTGGGAATGAATGGCGTTGCAAGACTTGCTTCACGCCGTTGGTTGCTCACTGGTACACCAATGCCGAATCATCCGTTTGAGCTTTGGCCGACGATGGCAACATTCGGAGCAACCAAACTCGGAGCAAAAGCGTTCATTGAAAAATATTGTGAGTGTTATTGGGATGGGTATGCACAAAGAATCACGGGAGCAAAACGTAATATGATGCCGACTTTGAGAAGTGAACTTGACTCGATCATGATGAGATTGACTAAACAAGAAGTGCTAAAAGATTTAAAGGGTCACAGGGTTTCTGAATTTCCTATTGAAGCGAAGCTCGGGAAACTATCTGAAGAAGACCAAATGCGAATCGACGATTTAACTTCGCGCATTGGTGACGTAAGTCCTGATCAGGCTCTCAACATTTTAACGAGCATGAGCGCGAGTATCAGTTCGGTAAAAAGAATCATGTCACTTGCTAAAGTTGACCCGATTATTAAAATGGTGAGTGAAGAGTTAAGCGAAGGCAGCTATAAAAAAATTGTGATCTTTGCATCCCACACTGAAACCATTAAACAACTTGAAGAGGGTTTAAAAGATTTTGGCGCGGTTACAGTGTTTGGCGAGATCAACCCAGAAGAAAGACAAAAACGAGTTGAACGTTTTCAAACTGACGACACTTGCCAAATTTTCATCGGTAACATTTTAGCCGCAGGAACTAACATCACGTTGACAGCGGCGAGTGAAATCATTTTTGTCGAACAGGATTGGGTTGTAGGTAACAACATTCAAGCGATCGCGCGTTGTGATCGTCTTGGTCAAAATTCTTTGGTGAATGTAAGGGTAGCAATGGTTGCTGATTCTATTGACGAACTCGTAAGTAGTATATTAATCAGAAAACAAAAAGACATTCAGTCTTTAATGGAGATATAAAATGAAAATAACTATCGAACTAACAAACCTTGATGAAGTAAAAGCAGTAGTGGCAGCACTGGAAAACAGAAACGCCCAGTCTGTTATGGCGCTTGCACCCGCACCAAAAGCGGAAGCCGTAGCAGCAGCGGCGGAAGTAAAAGCTGAACCAAAAGCAGCAAAAGCTCCTAAAACTAAAAAAGCCGCTGAAGTGGAAGCGCACCGCGAAGCGATCACAGATGCAAAAGAGGAAAAAGAATACGTAAATGAAAACGCGGATACAGGCGTTGAAATTATTGAATCCGCTGCCGCAGAAGCCGGTGACATTGACGACGCTACGATGCGCGAAGTTGGTGGAAGATTGTTGCGCGAGTTGAACGCAAAAGCAAAAGACGGAGTTGGCGAATTAACTAAAATCCTCAGTTCTCTTGGCTCTAAAAAAGTAACTGAAGTACCAATGAATTTGCGCCCGCGTTTCGTTGCTAAAGTATCAGAGGCACTAGCTTAATATGAGTGAAACTATAAACACCACTCACTCAGGAGTTGGCGCAAGTTCAATGGAGCGTTGGGAAAATTGCCCAGGTTCCGTTAGACTTTGCGCCCAAATGCCCAAAAGCACGAGCAGCTACGCTGAAGAGGGAACGCTTGCGCACAGTTTGGGAGAGTACAAACTAAAGAATGGTCATTTCCCAATCAAAGATGAGGATGGAGTTACCGAGGAAATGAAAGACGCAGTGAACGTTTACGTTGATTACGTTCGCTCGGTGATTGAATCAATCGGAAACCACAAAGATAATAAAGTTTTCTTAGAGTTAAGATTTGAGCATAAGAAAATTCACAAAGACTTTCGCGGTACTTCAGATTGTGTGATCTATGATGCAAAAAACAAATTGCTTCACGTGATTGATTACAAGCACGGAGCGGGTAAAAAAGTTTTCGCAAAAGAAAATGCGCAGCTTCTCTACTATGGTATTGGCTCGGCTTACACAATTAAAGCACCGATTGAAAAAGTGAAATTGACGATAGTTCAACCACGTTATGAAGGGGAAGAACAAATTGAGCACTGGGAAGTTGATTACCTTGATTTGGCTGAATTTCAAATTCGCGTAGTGGACGCAATAGAAAAGACCGAACAGAAAAACGCGCCGCTTGTGGTAGGTGAAGAACAGTGCCGGTTTTGTGCAGCAAAACCAGTGTGTCCGGCGCTTAGAAACAAGGCTCTCGACTTAATTAAAACAGACTTCCAAGATACCATGATGGAGAACGGGCATCCCGCACCGCTTGATCAGGCGCAAATGGGTAGCGTTTTAAGAGGTATTGAAGCGGTTGAAGAGTGGTGTAAGGCTATGAAGTCTCACGCATACGAGGAAGCGTTAAAAGGTAGAGTGCCTGAAGGTTTTAAAATGGTTCCAAAACGCGCCACTCGTAAATGGGCGGACGAGGATAAAGCTAAAAGCGCATTAAACTCTTTGGTTAATCCAAACGTACTTCATGAATGTTACACTCAGCCCGAGCTAAAAAGTCCGGCGCAGATTGAAAAAACTATTGGCGGCAAGGCTGGTAAAGAAATTGTAGAAGGGTTAACCGTTTCAATTTCTTCAGGTGACAAACTTGTACCTTTAGAGCATGATGGCGAAGTAACAACAAAACGCACACTCATCGAGAGAATGTTTTCTCAATTTAGTGCACAATAGAAAGAAGGCAATATGACAGTAAAAGCAAAACAAAAATCAGTACGTGTAACAACCCCAATCGGAAGACTAAGTTTTCCTTATCTCTTCACTCCAGTAGATAACTACTCAAAAACAGAGCAAGAATATCGCGCAGATTTAATCTTCGATGATAAAGCAGACTTCACAGCTTTTAACAAAGCAGTGGACGAAGTTTTGACTGACAAGTTTGGACCAAATAAAAAGAATTGGCCGATGGAAAACATTGTTCTGCCTCTCACTGATCAAGAAGTTGAGATTGAAAAACTTAAAGCCAAATCTAAAGCAGTGCCAGAACATTTAACGGCTGGTAACATGATGATCAAATCAAAAACCAAAGCTAAAAACGGTGCGCCGTTTGTAGTTGATGGTCAACGTAAAGAAATCGAAGTACAAAGCGATGTTTACGGTGGTTGCTACGGTCGCGTTTCAGTTAATCTTTACGTTAACTCGATTGCACAAACCGATGCACGTACCAAAAAACCTTTACCTCCGCTTCACTACGTGACTGCGTACTTAAATGGTTTCCAAAAATCCAAAGACGGTGACTCTTTTGGTGGCGGAAGAATTAAAGCAGAAGACGCATTCGATGCTATCGAAGACGACGGAGCAGATTTACTCTAACTGTCGTGGTGTCAGTTAAGTAGCTTAACAGGCCGCAGAGTTTTCGATCACTTTGCGGCTTGTTTTGTCTTCACCACACGAAAGCGATTACACCATGAGCGTTTTATTCATAGACTTTGAAACCAAGTCCAGACGAGAACTAATAAGAAGAAGTTTGCACAGCTATGCTACAGACCCTTCCACTGATTTTACTTGCATGGCTTATGCGTTCGATGATGAGCCGGTTAAATTAATCAAGCAAGGTGACAAACTTCCCGACGAAGTTGTTTTCCACATTCTTAGCCGTGGAACAGTTGTCGCGCACAACGTGGCTTTCGAGTGGAATATCTGGAATAAAGTTTGTGTACCAAAACACAGTTGGCCGGAACTCCCGATTGATATTTGCCACTGTACTATGGCGATGGCTAACTACTCAGGCTTCATGAGCAGTTTAGAAAACGCCGCAATCAGTACAGGCATTGAACATAAAAAAGATATTGCAGGCTCGCGAGCAATGATGGCGACTTGCAAACCCCAAAGCGATGGTAATTTTTTAACTCCGCAGTCTCATCCAGAAGTTTTTGAAACGCTCTATCGGTATTGCAAACAGGACGTTGAAGTTGAGCGCCAACTTTATAAAAAATTAAGAAAACTTCCGCCGAAAGAATACCAAATTTGGTTAGCTGATCGTGAGATAAATGAACGCGGTTTTGAAGTTGATGTAGTAAACGCAAAAAAACTTTCAATCGCTGTAGAAGTAGCAAACATGGAAATGCTACACGAGTTTAAAGAGTTGACCGGCGGGCAAGTGCCAACACCCGCAAGTCATGCCGCTTTAAAGAAATGGTTATTAAAGTATGGGATTGAAACCAAGTCAGTAGATAAACAGCACGTTGCCGATCTACTTGAAGCAGACGAAAACGAGTTAGACCAAAACAAAAAACTACCTGATTACGTTATCAAGGCTCTCAAAATAAGAAGACAGTATGCCAAAAACTCTACTGCTAAAATGCAAGTGATGTGTGATTTAGCTGATTCTGATTCTCGCATTCGTAATACCTTTTTCTATTACGGAGCAAAGCAAACAGGCCGTTGGGCGGGACGTGATTTACAACCGCATAACTTCCCACGCGGTAATTTAGATGAAGCTCAGATTGAAGAGGCCATTGAAATTCTTGGCTACGATAAAACAGGTGAGACATTTGGGAAATTCTTTGATGTAAAAACAGACGGTGCAAGTCTTATCCGCCCAATGATCAGAGCCAAAAAAGGCCATAAACTTTTAGTATCAGATTGGTCAGCAATCGAGGGGCGGGGTTTGGCATGGTTAGCGGGCGAAGAGTGGGTGCTTGATCACTATAGAAAACTAGATGCAGACGAGGATAAAAAAGTCCCAGACGCTTACAAAATGTCCTACGCTGCCGCGTATGGTATTGAACCAATGTCAGTTAATAAAGACCAACGCCAACTCGGTAAAATCATGGAGCTTGCTTTTGGTTATCAAGGCGCAGTCGGTTCGTTTCACTCCATGGCGAAAAACTACGGTGTTGTGATCAGTGATGCAAAAGCCAAAGAGTTGGTTGATGTGTGGCGCGAATCAAGACCCGCAACCGTGTCGCTATGGTATGACGTTGAAGAGGCCGCAATGAACGCGGTTAAAACTCCTGGAACGACGTTCGCAGTAAACGCCGGTCAACCAAACATGGTTCGCTTTAAAAAGTCCGGTTCATTTTTACTTTGCCAACTTCCGGGTGGCAGAATCATGAGCTACCCGTTTCCTAAAATCGAAGAGATCGACACCCCTTGGGGTAAAAAGAAAATGGCTCTCACCTATATGTATGAGGACACGTTCACAAAGAAATGGACACGTGGACCAACTTACGGCGGGAGTTTAGTCGAGAATTGCATTCAAGGTTTGTGCCGTGATTTAATGGGCGAAGCTTTAATCAGAGCAAGTCAAGCAAAATTACCAGTAGTTTTACACGTTCACGATGAAATCGTTTGCGAAGTGCCAGATAATAAAAATTACACGGCGCGAATGCTCGAAAACTCGATGAATGAAGTACCTATGTGGGCGGTTGGTTTCCCGATTGACAGCAAAGGGTTTGAGACATTACGGTATCGGAAAGACTAAGGGGAAGTCGTTCAATGAACACCACAAAATATCAGGCAGCTAACCGACTTGCGTCGTTCGGATTTAAAGTTTTTCCGCTTTTACCAAATAAAAAAATACCGCCCGCTTTTATGAAAAAGTGGGAAGAAAAGGCAACCACAGACAAAAACCAGATTCACTCTTGGTGGTCATCTCATCCTGATCACAACATTGCTATTTCAACTAAAGGGTTAGTGGTAGTCGATGTAGATTTAAAAAATGGAAAGGATGGTTTTAAAACTTTATCCGATTTAAAAAAGCACAACCATTTACCAGATACTTTGATGCAGAAAACTGCGTCAGGTTCGTTGCACCTTTTCTTTAAATCAGATACCGCTTACGGGAATAAAGTTGGAATATGGGAAGGTATCGACATTCGCGCAGACGGCGGATATGTGGTTGGTCATGGCTCAACTATCGGACGCGGTACTTATGAAATGGATTTTACTCACGCGATCGCGGAACTTCCTGAATGGATTGTAGAAAAGTTAAGTGAGAAAAAAGAGAAGTCAAAGGAAGCCAAAAGCATAATCCAGGTTGACCCAAAACGAGCCGAGCAGGACGCAATGAAGTTTCTCAACTCTCGCCCGACCGTGACAAGCGGTGAACGAAACCACGAAGCATTTAAAGCCGCGTCTTTCGTAAAAGATTTTGGTTGTGATTATGACCAAAACCTTTTTCTGATGGAAAACTTTTGGAAGTGTGAACCAATGCTTGAAACTGAAGAGTTAGAGGCAGTGGTGCGCTCCGCTTATAAATACGGAGCCGATGCCCAAGGCAGTAAATCAATCGAGGCGCAGTTACCAGAGATTGAAAAAGAACCTGAAGCAAAAAACCCGTTTCAAATATTGAGTGAAAACTATGCGTTTTGTAGCATCGGCGGAAACCATAGAATCTTACGTGAGACTACAGACTACAAAGGTAAACGCATAGTCGAGCATTTAAGCGAACCCTCTTTCCACGCCAAGTTAGCTAACCGATTTTTTCAACCCGATGGGGATAAACCAAAATCACTATCAAAGGAATGGATTAAAAGCAGTGACAGGCGTTCGTATGATGGGCTTGTGTTTGCACCCGAACAAAAAGTTAACGATAGATTTTACAACACTTGGCGCGGTTTCTCAGTTGAGCCATTAAAAGAGGGCGAAGAACCAACAAAAGAAATGCTAAACGCTTATGCATCTTTCACTGAACACGCGCTTGAAAACGTTTGTCATGGCGATGTTGAGCTTTATCAATATCTGATGACTTGGTTTGCTCACATTGTTCAAAAGCCATGGGAGAAACCCCTTGTTGCCACTGTGTTCAAAGGTAAAAAAGGTACTGGTAAAAACGCACTCCTTAATTGTGTAGGAAACCTTTTCAAAGATAACTACATGGTGACAGCTTCGCGCCGTCACGTGGTCGGTAACTTTAATAGCCATCTTGAGAGTTTACTTTATTTAGTATTAGACGAGGCGTTTTGGTCAGGTGACAAAGAACAAGAGGGTATTTTAAAAGATTTGATCACGGGTGAAACAGTTGAAATCGAGCGCAAGGGTGTTGACTCTTACTCCGTTGAATCATGCTTACGTGTTTCGGTGATTGGTAACGAGGCATGGCTTGTACCGGCTACAGAAGACGAGCGTCGTTTTGCCGTGTTCAGTGTGGGTGAAGGGCGTCGTCTTGATGTGGATTTCTTCACCGCGATGAGAAAAAACATGGAAGCGGGCGGATACCGTTACCTACTCACCAAATTAAAAGAATACGATATAACTAAAGTGAACGTGGCCGTTGCACCAAAAACCGAAGGGTTAGTTGAACAGCAATTAGCAAGTCTTTCACCTCTTGAAAAGTATTGGCATGATTCACTTTACAAAGGATACTTTGAAGGCGTTAGTTCATTGAACGACGGAGAGTGGCAGACGACAGTTGACTTTAAAAACTTTACCGATGCGTTTATCAGTACATCAAGAAGCCGCAGAGGTTCGCTATGGATTGGAAGCGATGGTAAGTTGATGGCAGATATTAAAGCAATTTGCCCGTCATCCTCATTCAGTAGAGTTGGGCTGATGACTCTTGAGTTACCCTCACTCGCGCAAGCAAGGGCTGAATGGGATAAACGTTTGAAAACAAAAACTGATTGGGAGAAATAGAATGAAAAAAATATTCAGAACTAATTTAAAATCGAGTAACTTTTTTACCAACGATCTTATCAAACTGAACAAAGCAGTTAAGTACGTTGAAGAGTTTATCAACTCCGAAGAATTTGAAAAGCTTGTTTTGGGTTTCTCATACCAAGATTACGACGGTAATAGGCACGCCAAGTTTCACTACACTACTTTTACCAGACAAGAAATTCTTTCCATCATTCTCTCCGGTAGTGAAACTTTAACTCCCGAAGCTGATGGTGAAGCTGATATTCAAGTCGAGCTTGATACTTCATGGTCTAGGAATGTGATCGGATACACTTACCCAACCACTGCATGGCAATGGATTTATGCAAAGTTTTTCCGTAATTGGTCGGCAGAAGAGATCGCCGGAAACATCATGCACGAGTACCTACATAAGTTGGGTTTTGATCACGAGTACCAATACACATTCAAGCGTGAGTTCAGTGCACCGTATGCACTTGGTTATGCTTGTGAAGAGTATGCAAAGAGGGCCGGGGGCTTGTCTTACTTTGAAAGATTTAAGAGGTACTTCCAATGACATGCACACTTGAACCCGGATGCATTGGCATCCCTTGCACTTGCGGCGGAAGGAAGAAATAGCTTGATTTTTATTACGCCACGTGCTAAAAAGCGACTTATGTTGAAAATAGCTGAAGTGCTTTTTTGCACTTTAATCTTTTTTGTGTTCGTTCTTTTCTGTCAAATCACAGGATTGTGAGAGGAAACTCGTCACACCCCTCAAAATACGCCATAAATTGTTTATGAGCGGCTTTACTGGAAGTTACCAGCATTACGCCACCGTTTCCCTCAAGCCTTGCAAGCCCCAACAAAACGCAACCCTCGCTGTCTTGTTCTTTATTGCCGGTGTGGAATAAGATTCGAGTGGCATTAGGTACGCCGGTAATTTCAAACGTCGGTATCCCCTTTTTATGCCAGACCGTCCGCTTGCAAGTGTATTCACCTTTAGGGACTTTAGGAAGCAGGCCGTAAGAATGCTCAAGGGTTAAAAGATCAAGCCCGCTGTCTTCTGAAATGAGATCACCAAAAATACCGTCTTCGCGGTAGAGATCACGGGCCAGAATGAGCTTTTTTCCGGTCATTGACCGCAACCCTTCAACACTGAATTAATCCACAGTTCAGTTATACGAGCGTCTTCGATCGTAATACATTGCTGGTTTTTCACATTGCAAACACCTTGGTCACAAATGTACTGGCCATTCTCGTTTGGAAAGTGGCGCTCAACACTTGGGCGCGCTGGTAGTTCAGGAGCATCGCAACGTCTCGGACCCATTGCAAACGTTGCACAACCCGAAAGAAAACTACTTAGCATTAAGAAGCTTGTTAATTTCATCTTGCAAGTCCTTCCTTTGTTGATCGGTTGTGGCTTTGCTCATGGCTAAATAAAGCGCGTCAAGTTTCTCTTGTTTGGTTTTACCTTGCGAAGTTTTGAACTTAGCATAGATGAAATAGAACAAACCGATTACCGCACTGACCGCCGCTGCTATCCCTGAAGCTTCTTCCATTGATTTACTCCGTTACAAACCAAGCTGTACCATTGCTTACATAGGTTTTACCTACGCCCGCTGTTAGAGTGTCACCGGCTTCGCCGTCGATAGTTTCACCGGTTGCAATCGTCACATCGTTTGCGCCACCAAAAGTAGTGTGCTTCACTGTGAAGGCAACACCGTTGTTAGATGCCGCTGCCGGAAGTGTTACAGTAAACGCTCCGCCAGAAGTATCGCATAAGTAGTATCGAGTAGCAGAAGACAAAGTGGTATTGGCAGTGATGGTAGATGAAACCGGAGTTCCTGGAATAGCCACAGAAGTTAAATGCCCTGTCGCATCCGTTGTCACGTATCCGGCAGTTGTTAAACTTCTGATACGAACTTCACCGTCAACATCAAGTTCCACACCCGCTTCACCCGCGCCGGAAGTTCCGCCGATAACCACATTCTTTTTAAACCAGTTATCAGAGTTTGAAGCGTTAATGAAACCCCATTTATTGGTAGCTGTCACTGAACCATCGAAAATTGGGTCGATATAAAAACCACGCATGTTGGTAGCTGTTAAGTTTCCGCCCGCGTTTAGTAATCCACCCACTCGGAAGAAGTTCAAGTTCTCAACTGTACCGTCACCGGAAGGGTTGGAACCCGCTGCCAACATATAGTTGAGAGTGTCTAAAGTCTTACCACTTGCGCCTGTCACTTGGTTCACAAAACCATTGATGGAATAACCTAAGCTGTTACCCGCCCCGATAAAATCATCGGCAGTCATGTCGTCGTCAAAGTTAACCACGATACCTAAGTTGTTACCAAACATCGGAGTAGCAAGAAGCGGAGAACCAGAATCAATTTGAAGTTGGCCGCCCAAGCTATTGTTGTTTGTGAAAAATGGAGGAGTGAAGTCACCTGTATCAACATTTGATTGAGAACTAAAAAGTCCACCCTGCGTACTTAGTGCTGTTTTTTGACCTGCAAAAGTTACGTTATCCACATTCACATATAAACCGTTAACGCTGTTGCTTGCTGAACCAGATAATGAAATACCGATACCAGTTTTATTAACTGAACTTCCGTTATCGGTAATGTTTTGCATGAGAGAATTGCCTGTAGTAGTGCTTCCACCGTACAAGTTTAATCCCATGAAATCCCCACCAACTACGTTTCCGTTGTCACCGATAGTGGCAAGCGTAGAGTTTCCAGTAACATCACCATTAGTTCCAAATCCAATACCTTGAAAGTTTCCAGTAATATCTCCATTTTCATTTAAACCTAAAAGAGTAGTATCTGCAGTGTTGTTTCCAGAATCACTAACATTTAAAACAGTGAGTTGGCCGGATTGAGCACCGTTATTGTAAATGTTGTATAGAATACCACCTGCACCAGTTCCAGAGTTACCTGCATCCATCAAACGAAGTTGACCGCCGTAGTTACCAGAGTTTCCTACCGATTGCATAGTGAGCGCATCTACAGAGTTTCCAGAGTTGAAAATTCTCATCCCTGTAAAATCATCCCCGATAGGAGCAGCGTTATTCAAATCAAGTAGGGTAGTGTTAGTTGTACTCTCAGCCTGATTGTTGATGAAAATGCCTTTCACATTGGCAGGAGCAACACCTGAAGCAGAAGCAAAACTAAAGTAATTCAAGTCGCCTGAAGCTGGTAACTGAATGTTTCCATACAGACCGTTGTAATCTGTGTGAAACATATTCGGGATTGAGTATAAAGTGCCGGTAGCATTGAAGCCTGCCATCGCGTAGTTGGTTCCTGAAGTAGCGGAAGCAATGTTACCATCAAGCTTTTGGAACGCTTGCAACACTGTATCGGTAGCAGCTACAACACCCGCGCCGCTTGTGAAGCCAGTCAACGGAGTCGAACGAACGCGAGCCTCGGTGAAGTAAAGGTTAGTTCCTTCGGCAATGTCATCGGTATCTAAAACCACAACACCTTGTTGGCCGTTCACTGACATAACTAAATTAGAGTTGGCAGCGTACTCCCAAATCGTTCCGTTATAAACAGCCCAGTCACCCAAGTTGAAAGCGATAGCACCCGAACCAAAGTTGGTAGTTCCTGCAACGTTAGCGCGCCAAACATCACCCGCATTACCAACACCGTCAGCAAGTGCCGGAGTATTGGTGTTTGCGTTCCACTGTCCTTCAAACGTCATCACAGTGTTTGGCAAAGCTGAAATTGCAATCTTTCCGCCTGCATCTAAACCCGCGTAACCGTTGTTTTGATCTTTTTCTGAAGTGGATTGTTTCAACCCGAGAGCGTCAAAAACTGCATCCTCACTTGGCGCTTTTGTGGTCACGCCATTTGTTATAACTTGTGAGATGCTTGCAGCTTGAGCAGCGGCATCAAACGGTTGAAAAGTTTTATCACCACGGTAATAGTCCGCAGAAGTAGTAGCCGTGATGTTAGGTTCTTTTTCAGAATCAAGTTCATTGATCGCGGCTTGCACGTCCGTTGCGGCGATAGTTCCCGCAGGGGTGTTGTCCACTTGAATTGCATCATAATCTGAAGTGGCAGATACAACCGCACCCGTGCGACCGAATACAGAAGACACACCTGTAACTAATGCACCAATGTTTCCATCAAGCTTATTTATAGATTGCAAAATTGTATCAGTAGCGGATAATACACCCGCGCCAGAAGTGAAGCCAGTGATCGGCGCAGCAATGGCCCGAGCATTGGTGAAATAAAGATTAGTTAGTTCTGGCACTGCAAGAGTGTTGAGAGTTTGGAAAGTTTTATCACCACGGTAGTAGTCCGCAGAAGTGGTAGCTGTAACCGTTGGTTCTTTGCCATTGAGTGCAGTATTTAGATCAGTTTGTGAACTGAGAGTACCAGTAATTCCGCCCCACGCAGCGGCTCCGCCTCCGGCGGTCCCTTGCCAAGCGGCTCCGTCCCAAATGTAGAGAGATGAGTTAGACTTTGAGATACGAGCATCACCCACTGAGTTACCAGTAAGCGGAAGTGCCGCAGGATTAGTGGCGCTTGGTTTATAGTTCGGAGCACCCCCCGGAACGTTAATTCGTTGAGCGTAAGAAGAGGATGCGAGAAACACCCCCACCAAAAATATGATTTTTATAGAGGTGTTTTTCATTTTTAATCTCCTATTCGTAATATGATACGTTAAGTTTTGGTGTCCCTGATTCGGTAATGAAGGTGAGAGTGGATAAGTTACCCGCGTATTCTAGTACCGCTCCGTCTACAAGAAGCATTCCGACTGCCGCAGTTGGGTTCACGCCGTCATCGCGGTAACGAACTTGACCGCCCTCGACTTGAACGTAAGCGACCTTCGTATAAGATGGTTTATTTAATTGTGTAGGGGCTACAAGGGTTGCAGATAAAATCTGTTCATACCCAAGTGGTTTTTCGTAAGCCTTAATTGATACTGTACCTTGTCCTGCCATTTTATATTCCCCTTCTTTTGTTGAAGTGGCCGGTGTTTAGCCAGCCACTTCTCATTCATCCGTGAAGCTTTACGCCGGTTTTTTAATTTGAGTGAAGATTTGGTTAGCCAAAACTTGCACCGAAGTTAAAACAACGGAGTTAGTCATCACAGAAGCAAAACTACCGCCACTGATATACGCACTCACTGCCGCACCGATTAAGGTGAGAGCAGATACGATCAACAATTTGTACTTACCTTGAACAAATTGGCGAACGATTAACATTAACGCTTGCACGATTAATGTGATGATACCGGCAGCTTTCAAACCGCCAATGCCTTGCAAAGATGCAAAAAGTTGAAAGTATTCTTGGCTTGTTGGAATACTGTCGTTAAGCACTTGGGCAAAAACATTTTGACCCAAGAATACTCCAACGATAAGTGCAACGAATACGAAGAATATTGATAGTTGATTTTTTACGATAAAATTTTTCATAAAACCGGTTTTCCTTTACTTGTCTCTAAACTATGAATGCGCTCATCGTGCCTATCAAGGACTTCTTTGTGCGATTCAGTTTGAGCAATTACGACAGCAACTTGTGTATTCAGAGTAGCAATGCTGTCTTTCACTTCTCTGATTGATCTCATTATGTCCACAGCCACGTATGCAAGTAAACCGTAAAATAGCCAGCTAACAAACTGCGAAAATGTTATGGCTTCTTGCATGGCTGTCTCCTTTAGTTACAGTTAGCCGCTTTCCAAGCCTGAAACGCAGCACTCGGCAAGTTCAACGTACATTGAACCGGCTTCTTAACTGGGATTGGGATTGGCGTCGGAGTTTGCGCTTGCGCGAAACCAGACAATAGAATGGTGAGTAAGATTATTTTTTGCATGAACCTTGAACTCCGCTTCCCTTGATAGATTCGCAGTATGAACCTTTGAAACTATCGCGATAGCACTCACAGTAAGAAACCTGATGAGTGATTAATTTTGTACTAACTCCGCCAAAAATCATTGCTACTAGAATTGCTAACATATTTTTCCCTTTCGTTTATCCACTTGCTATATCTGTTGAACCGGCACTTGCTGCTGAAGCACTAGAACCGTTGGAACCGTTGAGGCCCGGAGCGCCCGCAGCTGCGGAACCCGTCCCTGCCGTTCCACCTGTTCCCGCGCTCAAAGTATTAGTGCCAGAAAAGGTGTTCGACGTTTTGTAGCGTACCATAAGTTTTCCGCCGGAACCGCCGGCACCCGCTCCGCCGCCGCCGCCGCCGCCGGCACCCGCTCCTGCCGGATTCGATATGCCCCCGTTACCGCCGTTAAATCCGTTTGTTCCTGAAAAGTTGTTTGTTCCGCTTCCCGCGAAAATTGAGCACACGATGAGAACCGCTTGCCCGTGTTTCCCTTTGTATCCGCCACCGCCACCCGCGCCGGATGCCCCTCCGCCGCCCGCCCCACCGCCTGACCCGCCGCCCGCTCCACCGTCAGGGTTTGTTACGTTTGAGTTAGCTCCGTTTCCGCCGTTTCCAAGTGTAGAGTTACCCGCTCCTCCTACCCCGATAGCTCCTGTACTTGACCCGGACGCGCCGCCCGCGCCGCCGTTTTTACCGTCAAAGTTTAGAGAGTTAATGAAAAGTTGTGCTCCGCCGCCGCCGCCGCCGCCGCCGTAACCGTTTGTCCCTGCGCCGCCGCTACCTGCGGCTGTGCCGTTACCTGTACCACCGTTTCCTCCGCTGCCCCCACTGGCTTGAGTGATAGTGTAAGAAATTGTTTTTCCGTCCGGCGCGGTATTGTTAAATGTCCCGCCGTTGTGAAATCCTTCACGAGCGTTAAAAGTGCCGTTATTTGTAAAAGTCCCTTTAACACCTATAATGGTCGGAGTTCCAGAAGTGCCGGTTATCTGAAGTGTACCGCCGGCGTTAATCGTAATATTGTTGTAGTCGTACGTTTGCCCAGCGGTAAGGGTAGTCGTGTTCCCGTTGGTTATTGTCAAATTTCCCAATGTCCCAAAAGGCCATGTTGCCGGCGCTCCGCCCCCTTTAACAAAAAAGAAGTTCGGCATGTCCGCTTTTGCCATGAATGGCATCACCGGAATGGTCGAAACAATGAGCGAGAAAATCAGTGCTAGGTTTAAAATAATATTACGCATGCGTTCTCCTTAGTAGTTCTGAGTATAGCTTCCGAGATAGTCTGTGCCATCGTAGTAAAAATTGATGAGATCAAACTTCCCAGCCGTACCAGTCATAGTCGGTGCAGTTCCACCTGCCCACTTAACCGCTGCGGGCCAAGTGATTGTGCGAACAGTTCCGTCACCTACAGTTTTTAAAATGTAAGCTTGTCCTGCGATTGGGTTTGAGAAAGTGAAAGTACAGTTACCAGTCAAAGTAGACTTGTGCGCTGGCCCGTTTGAAAAATCAATCGTGTCAGAAGCACCTGAGTTACCATCATCAAATTCTGCAATACGTTGATTGCCTGCAATCTTTTGAAACGCTTGAAGAATAGTGTCGGTAGCCGCCACTGTTCCTACAGTTGTTCCAATTGAATAACCTGTGAGTGCTTTACCGGTAACAGTAGCCGCAGAGATTGAAGTGCTCATCCCTGTGCTCGTTACATCACCGGTTAAGTTACCAGTGAATGAAGCCGCAGTTCCGGTAGTGTTTTGGTTGAGTGTCGGAAAGTCCCCCGCTATCGCAGCACTGATTGCAGTACCGTCACCTTTTAAAATGCCAGTGATTGAAGTTGAAAGAGTTAAAGCAGGAGTAGCGCCACCACTTGAAGAACCGGCAAAACCGTTAGCTGAAGCTACTGATACCGCAGTTACAGTACCGCCCGAAGCACTCACCCAACTTGGAGCAAGAGTCGTTCCGTTACTTTGTAAAATTTGTCCGGCAGTTCCGTTAGCCAAAAACGCGGTAGTATCCGCAGCACTTTGGTAGCAAACTTGTCCGCCTAAGCCGCCCGCTAGGTTAGTAGCTTTTGGTGCGTTTCCGGTTGTACCGTTGGCAAGATCAATCTTACCCCATGCCGGCAAGTTTCCGCTTGCTCCCATGCGGTAGGCATCGTATGCCACTCTCGCTTCAGAGTTAATCCCCACCAACATCGCAATCGCCAATAAAATCGTTTTCATCATTTTCTCCTTAATCAATTTTGTACCAAGCATCAACGCCGTTACTCCAATATTTCCCAACTTCTCCCGCGCCCAAGCTATCGCTTGCTTGCCCATGAATTAAATCTGGCCCCGTTGGGCTTACGATAACAGCGTTTGCAGAACCGAAAGACTTATTAATGTACGTTACAAACTGTAGTCCGTCAGAAGCTAAAGGTAAAGTTTTTGGTACGTTTCCGCCCGTAGTATCAACTTCTTCGATCTCGCCAACTTGTTCTGCAAACGCTGCCGCGTCCGCTGCCGACTGAGTTGATTGAACTGCCGCTGCTACCGCCACGTTTTTGCTTGCCAATGCATCGGCTGCACTTTGAGCAGCGTCCGCTGCGTTTTGTGCTGCATTCTCTATGTCATCAACACTCGGACCCATTACAAAAGTATTAGTACCAGTGGGGTCAGTGATTATCACTTTTCCTTGGTTAGCAACGTCCGCAATGTCAATCGGTAGAGTTGGGTCAAAAAGTGCAATCACCCCGTCTTTCAAAGCAACCGTGCGAGAATACAACACGTCGGTAATTCTTTGAATGATTAGAATGATCGAATCTAAAGTTGATTCGATTTTCTGAGGTGGATAAACAGAGTTAAGCGCAAGCACTGTGTTTTGAAGAGGGCTTGGATTATTGATTAAGATTACTGTATCAGTAGCGGAAGGTGCCACGTTGAAAACAATATCTGCACCATTTTTGTATCCGAAGCCTGCGGTTACAAACCCAGTGATACCGTAGTCAACGTCTAAAATTTTCTCTGAAACGTTACCTGCGTTATCCGCAACCAACACGAGCATGTCGGAGTTGGCTTTAAAATAACTCGGGAAGTTGAACGTATCATTCACTCCATCCCCAAGGCTGCTAAAACGATTTTGATTTGTTGACACTGACATTAGTTTTATTCTTCGCTTTCTTCATCGCCCTGTAAAGTTGATTTTTTAGTACCTCGGGCCATTTCAATCATTTGGTAGTACGTGCCGTCGATTGCTTGTCGCTTTTCGTGTTTGTTCATTTCAGTCGTGCGGTAAACGTTGTGAATGAACTGTCTCATGTTCTGCATTGCGCGCGAAGCGTTAAGAACACGTTGATAATCTGGATATTCTTTTAAAAGCTTTTGCTGCAATTCTACCACGCGTTCGCGATCGGCTGGGTCTTGGCTCTTGCTCAACTTTTTAATGGATGCTTGGTATTCATTGATTTCAGTCACACGCCCATTGAACTCCTGCATTATTCCGCCGCCCATTGAAGGGTTGCGGACGACGAAAGCTTTGATGAATGGAATATCGCTTAACGCTTTCTCAGGTGCGTTGTCTTTTATGCCGTAGTCAATACCAGAAAGAATGTAGCGGCCCATGTTTCCAGTCCAGTCACCAATCCAGTTATCAATCACGGCAGGAGCCAAAACGTCAGAATGTTCGAGGCCCGGAACTGAAGTTAAAATAACACTCACTTTTTTAGCAAGTTCTGAAGTGTACTCACTGTATCGATCTCTCGGAAGTAAACGTTCGCTTGAATGTGGAACGATAGCGTCACCGGTGAACATGTTTTTATTCGCCCATGTTTCTACCATCGGAGTGAAAACATCGGGAAGAACTGAAGGTGTAACTGTATCTAATATAGAACCCGCGAAACCTTTAAAAGCGTCAGGATTCTTTTCAAAGAACGCATCTAAAGTTCGTTCTACTAACGAACCAAAAACCATCCCTACTTCTCGTGGTTTTGGGATACGAAGCGTGATGCCTCGATTCACCATTGGCATTCCGTCTTCGCCCATTCGTACCAAGTAACTTGGTAAGCGAGAAATATCATCGTTAGGGTCTGGTTTTTGCCAGTCATCAGTTGGCACTACCCAATATAAATCTCTTTGCCAAGCCGGTGCGTCTTTGTAACGAGGGTCATCTTTATTCACCACGTAATTAAGAATCGTTGGCGCGGTGATAACTGTGCCTGCCATTGCTGCGAATCTACCTTTGTTCTCGTTGAACGCGCGAACTGATCTATCCAAACCTTGAATACCCGCGTTTTGGAAAGCGGTGATGGAGTTGAGAACACTGGTAGCAGAACCCATTCGTTGAAAGTCTACCGTCACTTCTCTTGCGTTGAAACCGCCCTCAAATAGTTTATTGATGGAGTAGTCACCTTGAGTAGTGCGTTTAAATTCAGCTAAACGAGTGGACTGCTCCATTAAGGATGATACAGCCTCCATTGCTTTGAACGGTGATTTAATCACGTTCCAAGTAGCATCCATGAAACCCGTTTCTTCTTGGAGTTTATAAATCTCTTTATTGAAATACTCTTCGTTAAGTTTTAAGAACGCCCCACTTGCTCCGCCTGATTTTAAAAACTCTTGCCAAGCTAATGAATGTTCCTTGCCCATTAAATCGCCCATGGCTTTGAAAGTGTGAGTGACGTGAACGCCGCCATGTTTACTTAAAATCTGCGCGCTCAGTTGATCGGAGAAAAAGTTTCGCACAACGAAGTCAGGAGTAACCGCAGTGGTTGCTCTGATCGTACTAGAAATGCCTGACGCCAATTTTATAACCAGACTTCTAACTCCCGGCTCACCGTCTACAGCTTTTAATGCTTTAGCGAGTTCAACGTCTTTGGTTTCCCAAACTTCGCGTTGCCCTTCGCGGTAGATTTCAAATTGGTTTTCTTTTAAGTCAGCATTGCGGCGAGTGAATTGAAACGCATCACCTGACTCAGTAGTAAAGCCATTTGCATTTAAAAACTCTGCCGCCTCTTTGGTCATTTCAACTTTGCCAGGAATTTTAACTTTGTATAAAAGAGGGTCTTTCCCGCCGGTTGCTTCCTGCATTTTAACCATTTCAGAACGCGCGCGATTTGCTTCTGCCAACTGGATGAATGTTGCGGTATCATTTGAGATCGCTTGAAGTGGGCTTTGAGTTTTTAAATTGTTAGCACCTTTTAATTGCTTAAAAGATTTGTTTCCTGATTTAGCTGAGATTGCTACTTCGTTATTAATGTCAACAATACGATTAAAAGGTACGTAAAGTTTTTGTGCGTCTTTAAATCCTTGCGCTACGTCCTTATCGAGCAAACCCGCTTGAACCAAGTAATCTAAGTTTCTATTTCTGTACTCAGTAACTTTTTTAGCAGCTTCAGCAAAATGAGCAGGAGCTTTTGCTACCAAATTCTTAGCATGACCAATATCAAAACCTGTATCTTGTATGCCTCTTGCGTTAAGTTCTACAGCGCGGTTAGCTGCCAAGAAAGCATCGAACATTTTCATTTCATTTTTACCCACTGTGCTCAGTGCTTCGTTTAGCCCTTCGCCGTTTCGTTTCATGGTATTGAAATCAAAAGTTCCGTACTTGAGAGAGTACAGTGCTTTTGCTTTAGCATCGTTTGCATTTCTTGCAAGTTTGTACGCATCAAAAACAGTCTCAACCGGTTTGCCTTGTGCAAGTTGTTCTACTGCATCTTTGATTGGGTTATATTTATCAACTACTCTTGTATAAAGATTATCAATAGAACTTACAAAAAACTCTTTACCGGCTTTGAGCCTTTGAGCTACCGTATCTCCGCCTTTAGTAACCAACTGTGATTCGATGGCTTTGAATGACTCTTCTAAAGTAGTTTCTTCAGATAAAGGTTTTGCTTCTACCTTGGTTTCAGCTTCTAAATCTTTTCCGATTTTAACTTCCGGTGGCTGACTTCTGATTTCCTCTTCGGTGAACATTGGGTCAAGAGGTTTGCCAAGTGCTTCGGTTACTGGCTTGTCTACCGGTCTTTCGTTGTAAGCGTCTGGAATGTCTTTATTGGTTGCGTGTAAATCTTGTTTAATACTTGGGTTTTTATCAGAGTCGAGAGCAACCTGACTTGGGTGAATGTCCTTATCAATAAAGGTTTTCATCACACCTCTTTTTACCGCACCAACGGAGTGAAGTGCTCCTACTACTGAAAACGAATGTACGAAATCACGAGCGGTTGGCATTTGCCCTTCAACCGCGCTTCCCGCTGCCGTCATCACAGAGACTTTGGCTAATTCATCAGTGACTAACTTTGCTACGGGTGATGCAAACTTTTCAGCCATTTTTGCAGTGTAGGGGTTAATCAGTCCTGCGGTCATTTCGGTTGCAACCCCAACTGCCGCAGATTTTGCAGTAGTAAGCATGACCGACGCCATACGAGAATAAAAATCATTGAAGTCTTTAAAGCTACCGTTCTCGTATCCATCCATCATGTAGGCTTTCATCGCTGACGGTAAACCAAAAGCCCCCGCACCGATACCGGCTGTCGCTCCTAGAAAAGCTCCGGGAATACCCCCGACAGCCGTGCCTCCCGCGCCGCCCATGATGCCGCCTGCGAGAGCGCCAACCGCCATGGCAGGAATGTCGCCTACTACTTCTGCCGCGCCATAAAGTGTGTCTGCAAACAGCGAAGAGTTTTGAGGCGCTTTGGTCATTGGTTTGCCATGAATGAGTAACCCCATAGATGAATGGGCAAGCCCTGAAGCGATGTGTTTGTATACGTCCTCAAAAGTGTTGATTTCGTTTGAGAGAATTTCTTCTTTACCGTCTTCTGGTTTCGGAAGACTTGCGCCGTAATTTTGGATTAACTTTTGCTCTTTAGCCGAATCAGGTTTTGGAATGCCCCAATGGTCGTTAATCTCGTCCATTGAGTAACCTTCATTCATGGCTACTTGATTCTTCTCCGCTACAAACGTATTGATCTCATCGTCGTTGTAACCTTCAGCTTTTGCTTTGATGCGAAAATCATCTAAGCGACTCATTTAAGTAAGTCTCCTAATGGTTTTCTTTTCGCGGGAGCCGGAGTAGCAGACGGAGCCGGTTGCCCGCCGGTCACATTCATGTAATCACCACTCCACAAAGTAACGTTTGATGAAGGTTTGGTTTTTTGAAGTTGTTGAATCTTGGCTTGAATGGCTTCTTGTTGGGTAGGTACGAATCTCGGCACAAGTTTATCAATGATGTTATTCTTCTCGCCCATCCCTAAAAGTTGGTGAGGGGTCATGCCTGATTTAATGCCTGCTTCATATTCACGATTGAATACAGAAACAAACTCCATGTACTTTTTATTGCCAAGCTCATCAGGAACGCCGCTGATTGGTGTTCTCACCAAAGCACCTTTCACTTGTGCAAACGCTGATTGCTTCAATGAAAAGTCAGCGGGGTCGGAAGCTTTCGCTTGGTCCATCATCATCACCAAATCTAGTTTATCGTTTTTATCAAGAGTAGAGTTCATGATCTCAGTTGAATCTTGAATACTATCTGGGTGATCAGGTTTAAGCATGATGCGGTCAAAGAGTTTTGCTTTAAGCCCTGGGTCTGCCGCAAAGTTACCTTTGTTGTCTTTTTCTAATTCTTTTACCCACATTTTTTGCTGTTCATAACTAAGTTCTTTATTTTTCATGACCGCATCGAGTGAAAGAGTGCCGCTTACGTGTCTGGCTAAGAAATCTTTATTAACGGCTTCTGTCTTTTCCTTTTTAAACTTCTCTATCATTCGATCGTTGTGATCGGCCTGAACGCGAGCAGCATTTTGGGAAAGTTTTTGTTTTTGGATAAGCTCATTTGTCTTATCACCAAGAGTGTACTTGCTTAGGTCCGCATCAAACGGCCTGTTAATAACATCGCTCTCGGCAGCTTCACGGTTTAATTTAAGTGCATAGTCTTGTAAGAGTGCATCGACTTTACCTTCCCCGCCTTTGCCCGCCAAAGGAAGTAAAGCGTCGCGAGAGCTATAAAGCTCTGCTAACTTTGCTGACAAAACGCCAGGATTATTACTCACTGACTGAGCCATGGCATTGTAACGGGCTTCGATGTTTTGTTTCAACTCTTGAGATTGTAGAGCCGAGTTTCGAGTCAAAGCCATTTGAGTAAACTTAGTTTCATGGAGTGCTGAAGTACGGTCGAAGTATTCTCTTGCCTCTTCTGAGCCTAGTGCATCTCTGAACTGGTCGTTTGATTCTCTGAATGGTTTCATGACTGACGCCAGTTGATCAGGGTCAGTTGGGTCAAACGATTTATCCATAGAAGCAATCGACGCTTCCATTGCCGCAGCATTAGTAGCCGCTGCAAGATCGGCTTTACTTTTTTGGAGTGCGATAGTTTTCTCTTTAACGTAACCGCCGATTTTTTCCATCGTGCCACCGAATTGCCCGATGGCGTCCGTTGGAGAAACGTCCACCGCTTTAAAATTTGATTCGGCATTTGGAGTAGCGCCCGCACTGTATTCTTGAATCTTAGCCATTAAAATGCTCCTAACGTCGCTGCACTTGTTGCAAGTTTAGCAAGCCCGCCTACAACACCACTTACGATTTCACTGTTAGCTTTTTCGTAAAGTTGTTGAGCTTGCTGATCATAGTCGTCTGCTTTTGCTTGAGTGGCGCGGACAATGTTTGCAGAATCTTGGAACGCCTCATTTGCGCTGCTCATGAAAACATCAAGCGCGCTACCAGATAGTTCAATCCCTGCCGCTCCTCGGTCTGCTTTTTGTTTAGAAAGAATTTTAGTCGCCTCTTGCATTTGCATACGGCGTTGAACATCGCCCATGATTTTAACTTGCTCGGCGTTGTACTGCATGGTCAACGCGTTTTTGCGATCAATCTCGGCTTGTTGAAACCCTGAATAAATAGTGGCAATCCCGCCAATGGCTCCGCCCACGCCTTGTAAAGACGCAGCGGCAGTCATGCCCGCTTCTCCGATTTTCTCTAATTCTTTAGCAGTACCATTTACAATCGGGTCAAGCTTATATCCAGAATCAAGAGAGCCTAAGTCAAAATAGCTTTTCATTTGGTAGCCTCCCTTACTAATTTACGATATGGTTTTCCATCAATTAATTCTACTAAGTCTAAATCTTTAAACCCAAAAAACTCTGCAAACTTTTGGTTTGCGTCTGTCTCAACGTGCGCCACAAACGGAATATCTTTTTTAACCAGTTTTTTAAGTTTCTTGATAATAGAAAACTTATTACGCGCAAAGCCTTTTCTCAAGATTAAAAACACCTCAAACTTATAATGAGTGTACCCCGCGATCGCCATTGGTACGCCATACACGTTAACGAGCATATAGTGAACAGAATTATAAAACAGTCGGTCTGCCTGTTTGTCTGTCAGTGGTTCAGTGGCGCAAGCACATAAATCTGTAAACTCTTTGTGTGAAGGTTTCTCGTAGAAAATCATGTGAAATCCTCCACGTTAAGTTGAGGCATCACTGCAAGTATCTGGAATGGTGTTGGAGTGCTCACTTCGATACACCATTGACTATCGTAAGCGTTATCAGAGATTAATCCGGTTCTAGCTATTGTGCCGGTAAAAAGTTTTTCCTCACCTTGAAAGTTATCATCCGAATTAGTTTTCACTGATACCGGAATCATGTCGTCAAAGTTCACACCCGCTTTAAAACTTTGAGAGCGATTTAAAATAACACCTATGTCGTTCACTCTTCTGTACTTACCGATAGAAGTACCATTCTGTGAACCGCCCTCTGCGCGAAGTCCTTTAATTCTGTAAGTGAATGGAAAGCCGATTTGAGCGGTAACGAAACCAAAAGGAATAGTCGCTACTCCTGTGTTTGATACTGTGGTAGTTCCAACTTTACTTTCGTCGCCATCACAGTAGTAAGCTACCTCTTGGTTTTTCATCCAAATAATTCCGGTGATTTGAGTCACTACTTTTCTGATTTCACCGCCACCGTTGTAAATACTTAACTCTGTAGAATCAAGCGCGATAGAAAAATGTGTTGGGTCGATCACTGTGATCGCAAAACGTTTGCCGTTTAGTTGACTTGTTTTAGATTCGTCATAAAGTCCGAACGTACCTTTAAACTCAACTTCATTTCCATTTGCCAATCCGTGCGCTACGTTTGTCTCGATTGTGGTTATCGCGCCGTTAGTGATTGCATCAATTAGAATCGGTTGATCATATTGGAAACTACAGTCAACGCCGTTATAAAATTCTGCGTCGTTAAATTCTTCAAATATTTTATCCATCACTTCAATGGTTACAAGTGGAAGTGGGTCGTTATCAAGAGTGCGGTTCACGGCTAACCAAAGATCATCGGAGTTAGTATCTGGGTTAAACAGTACCGCAACCTCGATCGGTCTAGGTGGGGTTAATGATGAATCATATTTCCCGCCGATGAAGTGTTCACTCCATCCCGCTTGCAAAGCATCAGTAGAACGATTGAACGTAAGCATTGCAATAGAACTTTGTTTTGCAAAAACGATAATGCCTTGCGGTTGATCTTGCATCACCGGCCCACTGGTAAAACCCTCTTCTGCAATGTCATACGCAATCTCAGTGAGATCAGTCTTTTTAAATCCATCAATGTTGTAATAGTATTTAATTTCAAAAACTTTTTTCAGTGATGATGAAACGTAGATTGTAGATTTCTCTGTGCGAATGGCTTGGAATGGAGCCACACCTACAGTGTCTACCCAAACCAAACTTGCATTGGTTGCAGTGATCGGTTCACCAAAAGAAGACGACCTAAGTACAAAAACTCCGCCATTAGTTCCAACGATCATTCCGTACTCGTCACTGATCATCCATTCAATCTTGTTTGAAGTTGGAGAGTTTGCCGTGAAGGTGATCGCGTCTGATGCAGTAACAACCGCATTATTGTTTGCAGTACCATCGGCAAGATATGGGTTGATCGGTATGAAGTTGGTATAGTCCCCAACCACACTGCCGTACATGGTATTTGATTGTGGACCGGCAAGATAAAGTCTGTTTTGGTGAAACGCGATTGCATTTGGCCAACCGATAGAATCACCAAAAGCACCTAGCTTGAAAAATGAAGTGTCAACGTTTACTGGGGCGCCGGGGTGATTTCCGGTAATGGTAACACTGTGAACATCAGTGATCACAGTGATATAAGAATAAAACCATGGAGTAGTGCCAAGTCGTATCGCAAGCGACCGTCCAAGGTCCCCCGCCAAAACAAGCGCCGGAGTAATAGAACCGCCCGCAATGTAAGCCGCATTAAATGCAACACCGATGAGATCGTATGAAAGCGCACTGGACTTAGTAAGAAAGTGATCGCCGTTTGCATTTGTAGTGCCGGTCACTCCTGAAATGTGAACAAGACTTCCGTTCGCCAAAGAGTCAACGATGTTTACAAAAATACGAACAAACCCTGAACCATTATCTATGGCGCCGGTAATGTTTAATGCAGTATTGAATTTTGAAATTACTGTAGTGTTTGGGCCGACAGTGTTCGCCGTTACAAGTGCCGAAAGAACTGGGTTGGTGATTACTGTTAATCTTGAATCAAGACCGTTTGATAAAAGCGGCGGGTAATAAAAAGGAAACGCATCAAGCGACCAAAGTAAATCCGTTTGACGGGTGAGAATCATTGGGGCGCGAGTGCCGCTCGCTAAGAAAAGTTTATTTAAAGATTGGGTGTACTTAATATCTTTAAGTTCCGCAGCGGTGTACGGAGAAACGCCGGTCAGTATCAACGTGCGGTTTTTATAAATTCTTACCCATGAGTCGGTGAACTCAATCATGAAGTTATCACCATTGGAGTAAGAGAATGGGATAAGTCTTGTCGGGCCATTTACCGGTGGAAATTGTAAGAAGCGAGTGCCGGAACGTTTAACCGCCGGACCTTGGCCGGTAGGTATCGCGTTCTCACACAACGCAAGACCGATTTTGTAACGGGAGAGATCGCTTCTTGCTTGCGCAATAGGGCTGAACATTCCTCCCGAAAAATCATTTTGTATCGGACTTATTTTCATAACCTTATTGTCTCGTAAGTATCCACCGGCATGAACGGGGATGGGCCATCAAAAGAATCGGCCTTACGAGCCTCACGAATCGCATCTTGGTATTGCTGACCCATTAACTGTTTTTTAGTATTTGATTGGGTGATTGATTCGCAACAAACTTCAGCAAGCTTTGCCGCAAGTGCCATGGCAAAGAGAGGGTCAAACTCACCTTCCGCACTGACGTCCGCAACATACCGAAGTTCTAACGGAGCAGTTTGGTTAGAAAAGATTTTGCCTTTCTGAATAGTCCAATCATTGGAACCGTAGTTACTCTGATCATCATAAGGCGGCGCCATCGAAAGGAAATCCCCAGGTAGTGTATACGCATAGTTTTTACCAAAAAGAGGCGGAGTGGCGTCTTCAGGAAGCTTCACGTTTTTTACCGAAAAGTTCCATACCGGCCTTTTTCTCAGCTCTGATTTTCTTACGGTTTCATAAACTCCGTCTAAAACTCTCGCATTACGGGAGTTATCGCTTGGGTTTTGCACAGTCTGCGCCCCAAGCATCGTCAAAGCAATGTTGAAAATGTCCGTCTTAGAAGCCATTTAAACCTCTTATTCGTCGAGCATTCCTGAAGCATTTTTTAGAATGTGATTCTCAAGCATTTCTAATGCCAACATCACTTCACTCTTTTTAACTTTTCTTGGAACCGCACCCTCGTAAACGAGGTTAGCAATGTCAACCGTAAGTTCGATTACGTTGGAATTGTTAGCTGCGCCAACTTCTTCAACAATCTGAAATTCAGTTTGACCCGGAGAAATTTTATAACGTCTTGTAGCCATGTGGCCTCCTTTAATTAAAATTGTAGCGGGGAAAGCTTAACAAGCCTCCCCGCTATTAAATTATTCAGCCGATTCGATTTCGAGAGCAATGTTACCGTTTGCTGCCATCGCGCCGCCCACTGTAGAGCAAATGTCGATTTTGCAGATTGGGTCTTCAGTCAATCCCAACGCTTCGTAAAGTGGCATTTCTTGTTTATCAAGAGTGTTAGTTCCTGATTCGTTAAGAATGCTCACTTTTTTCAAAGCTGCGGATACGTCGATCAAACTTCCGAAAAAGTCTGCGTCGATTACCGCGCCAGATTGTGGGTGGTCTTCAGTGTAGTA